GAGGTGGCACGGCGCAGCCGTGACGGAGGGGTTGTAGAGGGTCGAATAACCCCTCAGTCAGCTTCGCTGACAGCTCCCCTAAAGGGGAGCTAATTAACCCCTCAGTCGCCTGCGGCGACAGCTCCCCTAAAGGGGAGCTTGGGAACGGGCGGTCAATGACCGCCCCTACAGAGAAGGACGAGGGTGCGGCGGTGGACGGGACGGGCGGACACAAGGTCCGCCCCTACAGAGAAGGATGGGGGGCGGAGGAATTCGGCATTCGGAATTCGGCATTCGGCATTTAACATTAGGGAGCAGGTATGGAGATTCGGGTATCACAGCTGATCGGCGGTGGGTTTCGGGAGAGTCGGCAGGCACTGAGAAACGGCGCCGGTGAGCTTATTGAATACGGCGGCCGCGGCAGCGGCAAGTCCAGCTATTTATCTGTGGAGCTGATATTGCAGCTTCTGAAGCATCCCGGCTGTCACGCCGTGGCGGTGCGAAAGGTGGCAAACACCCTCCGCACCAGCGTATATGCGCAGCTGCAATGGGCGGTCACCGTACTGGGGCTGCATTCCAGATTCCGGTTTTGTCTGAGTCCGCTGGAAATGGAATATCTGCCCACGGGGCAGAAGATCCTCTTTTTCGGCATGGACGATGCCGGAAAGCTTAAGTCTTTGAAGCTGCCCTGGGGCTATGTGGGCATTCTCTGGTTCGAGGAGCTGGATCAGTTCCACGCGGAGGAGGTTCGCTCCTGCGAGCAATCCGTTCTCCGTGGCGGCGAGTTCGCGCTGACGCTGAAAAGCTTCAACCCACCCCCGGACAAGCTTCACTGGGTCAACTGTCTGGAGGATAAGCCCGGGCGCTTTTTCCACCGCAGCACCTATCTGGAGCTGCCCCAAAGCTGGCTGGGTCAGCGGTTTTTGCAGGATGCGGAGCATCTGAAACGGGTCAATCCCGTTCTTTACGACAACGAGTATCTGGGTCTGCCGGTGGGAGATGGCGCGCGCGTCTTCCCCAACGTGGTGCTGGAAGCCTTCGAAAAGGGCTTCGATTCCTCCGTTTGCGGCGTGGACTGGGGCTGGTGGCCGGATCCCTGGGTCTTTGTGCGTGTGGCCTTTGACGGTCGGGAGAACAGGCTTTACATCCTGGACGAGCTGCGGAAAAACTGCTGCGGCAACGAGGAAAGCGCACGGCTGGTGGCGCAGCGCATCCCCACCGACACGGTGATCCTGGCCGACAGCGCCGAGCCCAAGAGCATTGCGGACTACCGCGCCTACGGCCTCAACTGCCGCCCGGCGCCCAAGGGCGGCGGCAGCCGCAGGTACGGCATCAAGTGGCTGCAGAGTCTGGATGCCATTGTCATTGACCCCAAGCGCTGTCCACATACAGCCGCGGAATTTGCCGCCTGGTGCTACGCCGACGGCGTGCTGCCCGACGGTGACGACCACCACATCGATGCGGTCAGGTATGCCTGTACCCGGTTTTGGAGAAAAAACGCGGCGCGGTAAGCGTGGACGATTTAACCCCTCAGTCAGCAAGATGACAGCGCGTTTTCGGGGTGCGGCGGTGGACGGGACGGGCGGACACAAGGTCCGCCCCTACAGAGAAGGACGAGGGAGCGCAAAGTAGTTCATAGTTACGAGTTACAAGTTACGAGTTGATGCCGGTTTTTTGGAAAATAACTAGTAACTTGTCACTTGTAACTATTAACTGGAGGAGATTGCCACGCCAGTGTGCGCACTGGCTCGCAATGACAGAAAAAGACGGAGGGTGCGGAGGAATTCGGCATTCGGCATTCGGCATTTAACATTGGGCATTTGGCATTCGGCATTACTTAGGAGGAGAGCATGGATATTTTGAATTTGGAGCAAGGGTTCGGGGCGGCGGAGTGCGGCTCGGCGGCCATGGCGCAGGCACGGCAGAGCTGGTTCGACTGCTACTATGACGCTTCCGTTTTGCGTCTGCCCTACACCATCGTACGCAAGCTGGTACGCGCCGTCTTTGCGGAGTATCAGCCCCAGGGGGCGCTGGTGCAGGCCATTCCGGAGCGCTCCCTCATGGAGCTGGCGCTCATCGGCGGCGAAAGCTATCTAAAGCCCGTATTTGACGGCACGTGGCAATGGCGTGTCATTCCTCGCAGCGGCATTCTGGTCTTTGCCAGAGATCATCAGGGCGAGCCCACCGATGTGGGTCTGATGGAGCGCCGCAAGGAGGGGCGTCACTACTACACCCTTTTGGAGCGTCGGCAGGTAGAAAACGGCGTATTGACTGTGACCAACCGGTTATTCCGCAGCCTTTCGGAGTATGAGCTGGGTCGGGAAGCTCCGCTGTCCGCCTGCGATGCCTTTGCGGCCTTGCCGGAGCTGTATCGGTATCCCGGCACGGTGGGCGTGGGGCTTGTGCGGCTGAAGACCCCCATGACCAACTGCATCGACGGCAGCGGCGAGGGCGTCAGCGTTTTTGCACCTGCCATGGAGCTGATCCGGGCGCTGGAGGAAAACGAGGCGCAGCTGGAAAGTGAATTCCGCAACGGTCGCAGCCGTCTTGTGGTCAGCCGGGATATGCTTCGGGGCGGCCAGCTCAGCGACGAGCTGTTCGTGGCGCTGGACGACAGCCCCGAAACGGTGGGCATTACGGTGTTTTCTCCGGAGCTGCGGCAGGGAAGCTTTCTGGAACGGCAGCAGAGCTATCTGCGCATGGTGGAAAATGTGATCGGGTTGAAGCGTGGCCTTTTGGGCGAGGTGGAAGCCGCCCAGCGCACCGCTACCGAGATCACCTCCACCGAGGGCGAGTATGTGACCACCCTGACGGAGCTGCGCGCCTGCTTCGAAAAGGCCGCCCGTGAGGCGGCCGCGCTGGTGGCAAGCATGGGCGGTGCGGAGGAGACCGTCAGCATCCAATGGGGCGACAACGTGGTGGGTAATTGACAAATAACCCCTCAGTCAGCTTCGCTGACAGCTCCCCTAAAGGGGAGCTTAATAACCTCCCCTGCAGGGGAGGTGGCACGGCGTAGCCGTGACGGAGGGGTTGTAGAGGGTCGAATAACCCCTCAGTCGCCTGCGGCGACAGCTCCCCTACAGGGGAGCTTGGGGACGGGCGGACACAAGGTCCGCCCCTACAGAGAAGGACGAGGGTGCGGAGGAATTCGGCATTCGGCATTCGGCATTCGGCATTTATGAGATTGCCACACCAGTCTGCGGACTGGTTCGCAATGACAGAAAAAGACGGAGGGTGCGGAGGAATTCGGCATTCGGCATTCGGCATTAAACGTTTGGCATTTACGGGAGGTTTTATGGACAAGGAATTTTTGGAAAACTTAGTGGGTGCGGAGGCGGCGGAGACCATCTGGCAGAAGCATGAACAGCAGCTGCAGGCGCTGCGCTGCTCCCACGCCATCTCTTTGGCGGTCCGATCCGCCGGTGGGCGCAACGAAACTGCCATCCGCGCCCTGATCAACGATGGAGACATTCTGGCGTCAGAGGATATGAACGCGGCTGCCGCCTCCGCCGTGGAGGGTCTGAAGCGGGAGCACGGCTATTTATTCTGCACGCCGGTGGTCACTTCCCCAGGCACGGGAACTGCCATTCCCGGCCGTACCGACATGGAGGCTTTGGGCAAGATGTCCATGGCCGAGTACCGTAAGTTCAGAAACAGATAAATTCTAATTTATCGTTGCGTCTATCGAACAACGCATGTCATTGCGAGGAGTCGCCATAGGCGACGACGTGGCAATCTCATGGACTTTCGGTATCTTTTTAGATTGCCACGCCAGTGTGCGCACTGGCTCGCAATGACAGAGGAATATTGAAACTGTGCGATAAATTGGAATTTGGACGAGAAAAGGAGATCGATTATGGAGAACAATATTTTTCTGACCCCTGAGGTGGTTGCCAAGGAGGCACTGATGGTGCTGACCGGCAATCTGGTGATGGCGGATCTGGTGCATCGTGACTACGCCAACGAGTTCGTGGCTGTGGGCGACACCGTTTCCATCCGCAAGCCTGCCCGTTTCGCCGCCAAAAACTTCACCGGCACCACCGAAAGTCAGGACATCACCGAAGCCAGCGTTCCCGTGAAGCTGGATCGCTTCCGTGATGTGACCGTTGCGGTGACCAGCAAGCAGATGGCGCTGGACATCGCCGATTTTTCCAAGCAGGTGGTAGAGCCTGCCATGCAGGCCATCGCGCAGGCCATCGACGAGGATCTGCTGGCGGTGGGCGTTTCTCAGGCCGCCTTCGTCAAGGAGGGCGACAAGGACGCCTCTGATCTTTCCGATCTGGCAGCTCTGGCAAAGCAGCTGGATCTGCAGAAGGCGCCTGCCGCGGATCGTGCTCTGGTGCTGCATCCTGAGCACAAGTATCGCTACGCGCTGACCGACAATCTGTCCGCCGTCAGCTACGCCGGCGACAACCAGTGTCTGCGTGACGCGCTGCTGGGTCGCATCTACACCCTGGACACCTACATGGACCAGAACGCCCCCGACTCCGCTGCCGAGGTTCCCGGCGACGCCGCCGCCTTCACCATCACCGGCAAGGCCGGCGAAAGCGTGGTCACCGTCAGCGGTGAGGGCTCTGTGGCTGCCGGCGACGGCTTCATTCTGGGTGGCTATCTGTACCGCTTCACCCAGGGCGGCAGCGGTCAGCTGTCCATCGACCAGAAGCTGATGCAGGATGCCGAGGGCGAAAGCGTCTACTGCGTCAACTGCCCCAACTCTCTGGCCTTCCATCGCAACGCGCTGGCGCTGGTCACCCGTAATCTGAGCCTGCCCATGGGCGCAAGCCGTGCCGCCTACGCCGAGGCCAACGGTCTGGGTGTGCGTGTGGTCTATGACTACGACTCCGCAACCAAGACCGACCTGATCAGCTTCGACATCATCTACGGCATCGCTGCTCTGGAGCCTAAGCTCATCTGCGCCCTGAAGGGATAAGCAATTGACAAATTAACCCCTCAGTCGGCTACGCCGACAGCTCCCCTAAAGGGGAGCTTGTAACCCCTCAGTCGGCTGCGCCGACAGCTCCCCTGCGAGGGGAGCTTAATAACCTCCCCTTTAGGGGAGGTGGCTTTGCGGAGCAAAGACGGAGGGGTTGTAGAATACGGTTTAACCCCTCAGTCGGCTACGCCGACAGCTCCCCTACAGGGGAGCTTGGGGGTGGAGGTAGTATGGAGGCATTTTACAAGACTGTTTACGGCGGCGCCATGACCTCGCCGCAGCTGTATCTGGCAAGGGCGGAGGACAAGCTGCGCCTTTATGAGCGCTGCTTTCAGGTCACCGAGGCCGTGCCGGATGGCCGCAAAATGGCCATCTGCGCCATGGCCGAAGCTATGGAATATTTCGAAACCGCCCAAAACGGCAGAGGCGGTCTGCGGTATGCGTCTGTGGGAACGGTGTCCGTCAGCGGAAAGGGCATCTACTCCGCTGTGGACATCAGCCCGGCGGCGCAGGAAAAAGAGCTGTACCGCTGCGCCTGCACCTATCTGGACATCTGCCGCGCTGTGAGATAAGTTCCAATTTTTCGGCCTCTTTCGACATTTACCGTAGGGGAGCACCTCGTGTGCTCCCGGCGGTACAACATTTCGTTTTTTGACGAAGCTGCATACGAAATCGTAACATTGTACAACGGGCGGACACGAGGTCCGCCCCTACGGATTCTATCGGTAGGTGTTCGATAAACCGGAATTGGACAACAGAAAGGAGGGCGTATGCTGCGATTTACGAACGAGCTGCCTTTTGATTTTGGCTTATGCTGCCAGAGCGTGACGGTGTATCACCGGGAGGGCTTGACCCGTCAGCTCAGCGGCGTACATTTGGAATTTGCGGTGGAGGACAGCACCAACGCCGCCGTCACGGAGCGCTCGCTGCCGTTTCTGCTGGTCTGTCCGGTGGATGTGGCCTTCGCGCCCGGCGACCGCATCGTTTATGAAGGGCAGGAGCTGCTGGCAAAAACTGTGAAAAGACGGGTCTTTGCAGGCCGTTTCTCCCACTGGGAGGTACGTGGATGACAGAACAGATCAAACAGTGGATCACGGATTTCGCCGCCTTTGGTGAGCCATCCGTGGATGCGCTGGACGCAGGAAAGGGCTGCGGTCTCTTTCCCATGGGCAAGAAGGTGCTGGCGCAGCGGGAGGATATTCTGGGCGTGAGCCTGCGTTCTGTCCGCTACCACTGGCGGCTGAAGGTGCATCTGCCCAAGGATCCCCGTCTGGGCGATGACCGCGGCGCTGCCATGCTGGCGGCGCTGGACGACTGGCTGACGGTGGTTTCCGGCAATCGGGTGTGCATGGAAAATGCCCGTCTGGCCGCGCAGGACGGCGCAATGGCTCGCTACGAGGCGGAGCTGTATTTGGAAACGGAGATATAAAGCCCGGTTTAACCCCTCAGTCGCCTGCGGCGACAGCTCCGTTTGCGGTGCCCGGCAGAAACTTCGCCTGACGGCGCAGGCTCGTTTCTTGCCGACCGCTGCACACACTGCGCCTGCCCTTGCCTCCGCCACCGGCGGCGGGCAGGCTCGTGGC